CTGGTAACAACCAGATCTGCACATTTAAGGGGGAACTTTTCAGCATCACTAAGGGTTGTATCTAACTGGAACTGCAACATAAAGTTGCTACGACCCATAGACGCTTCACGTTCTATTAGATCTGTGTCATCAAAGCGGTCAGGGTCAGTTACATCCCAAGCTTGAGCACCGTCATCAATGTCAGCTTGAAGTTGAGGAGCAAGAAGACCCTCGTAATTAGCGAGAGTCCGTGGGATACGGGCAGGCCAAACTAAGGGTCTGTAGTTACGTTCAGCGAGTTTTCTGTATACCGTAAAGGTAGTCTGTGGTGTACCGAGGTACATAATGCGGGAATCATCCTTGGGTGTAAGGATGGACTCAGCTTCAGTACAAAGCTGTAGAAGCTTTTCCCGCATGAGTTCTGTCATTGAGTTACCAGGAACTTCAATGTCGTCGAGAATCATTAAATCTGCGCGGCTTCCGGTTAGCTGACCAGTGATGCCCACGCTTTTTACGCTTGGAGCTTGGTGGGGAGAGCAGTTCACATCGAAGCTTATCCTCGACCACCTTGCATCGTCGGACTTCGGGCGTAAATGAGAAAGCCATGGCGTTTCAATGATTAGTTTTTGTAGAAAGATAGACATGTTGTCAGCCCGCTCTTTAGAAGCGGAGATGATCATGATCTTCTTTTCGGGATTATTAAAGAGAGTCCAAAGAACAAAAGCACCAGTAATCCAAGACTTTCCGACTCCGCGGAAGGCTTGAATTTGTAGACGTTTAGGTCCGTTCTGGAGATAATCTGCGATTGCATATTGGGCTCTTGTGGGTGAGGGTAGATCAAGTTGTTCCCACAAAGCTTGCAGAAACAGCTTGAAATCGGCCTGTAGGGCCTCTAAAACGTTGGACATATAGAAAGTTACCTAAGTGCAATAACAAGCACCTTCAGCGCCCGTAAGGGAGGAGGTTGCGAGATTGTTGAAGGTATCTAGCTTGTGGGGTAAAGGCAGTTGGGTTGCGAACCATGTCCACTACAAAATTCAACATGTCCAGAGCATTACCAGCACCCGGAAATTGACCACCTACAGCAAAACCAGCTTGCATTTGGTCTAATGGGTTTCCAGTTTGCATGGCTTTTTCAGTACGTGACTTTGCCTCCAAGCCGCCTGCAGCAATACCTACTACAGGCAAAGCACTCATTAAGGAACGTCCACTGCCTCTAGCTACAAACTCTGCTAAATCTTGTAGGTTTCGCAAATTCGTACCAGGAAGTAAATTTGGGTCAGCAATGGGGTCAAAGTATTTCTTAGGAACAGCTTTGATGGCGTTTTCCGCAGGATTAACAACTGCTCTATGAGTGTTTTTGGTTGCTTGTTCGACCGCATCTTTAAAGCGTGCATCTGATTGCTTGACAAGCAGTTTTTTATCTGGATCACCAGCAGCTCCGAAATCAATTTCACGAGCACTTTGTTGGTTATAAAGGTGCTCAGTTTGCATGGGTTCAAGCCCATACATGGATGCTTTGCCGTTAATACCTTGTTTCTTAATTTCTAGATTCTTGGCTCCGTTGGCTGCTAAAGGTGTTGATGTGGTGTCAAATTTGGCTCGACGAGCACGTTGACCGGCTCTATCGCCAGTACGGTTTTTCCAACCACCTCTACCATTTGAGGTAATTTTACCGGGAGGTTCACCGATCAGCTCAATGATTTGTGGTTTTGACTTACCTTCTTTAGCAAGTTTATTAGCAGTACGAAGCCACTCTTGGAGTGACATAAAAAAAAGCCGCCCCTTTCGGAACGGCGTGTTATTGACTAAGTGGAACTATCTAAAAGCTGTTCCGCGACGTTGCGGCTTTTTACGCTTAACTTTGGGAACACGTGCCAAGAGTTTCCGGTACTTAGCCAGAGCAGCTGCATATGCAGTAGCGCCGGAACGACCGGCGGGGAAGCTGCTGCGCTTGGGCTTCGTAGGTTGCGATTTCAGCTTTGGATTAGAAGAAACATTTGTTCCACGCGTACCGCTGCTAGAACGGAAGAAATTGCTCTTAGCTTTTTCTTTGTTCTTGACAGCCTTGTCGAATTTGCCGCCTTTGGCACCGTCAGCAAAACGCTGAGGAACTTTATTGACGGGTTTAGTGCCTGCAGCTTTGGGTTTAGCTGAAGGCTGAGAAACTCTGTTTCGGGTAGCTGCATTAGCCTTACCGTGATACATTTTGTAGATACGATCGGCGGCAGCTTTAAAATTAGATTGCGAAAGAGTGCCAGCTTTTAACTGTGAACGAAGTTGATCGTATTTTTTGTTTGCTGCAGATTTAGTAAGATTAGCCATTAATATGTTTAGAGATAACGTATTCGCGAAGTCGATTCACGCCGAATGTAGATCGCATGAATTCTGTTACAGGTTTGCTTGCCTTTTTCTGATTACACTCTTGACAGGCTGGTACGATATTGGTGGAAATGGTTTCACCACCAGCACTGCGAGGAATAACATGATCAAGAGTAAGATTTGATAATTCATAAGTTTGTCCGCAATA